GATGGATTTATTGACTTCTCAGAATCAAATCCATTTGGTGATCCCTCGGAGACATACTAATGTTTGGAGATCATTTCTATCACGCAACAATGAGAAAATCAGTGGCTGTATTTGGTACACTGTTTAATAATTTAAAAGTCATACGAAAAGCTGCTGATGGCAGCGTTTTAAATCAAATAAGAGTTCCTTTAGCTTATGGACCAAAACAAAAGTTCCTAGCACGTTTAGATCAAGAGACTGGTTTCGATGCTCCTATGGCTATTAAGCTTCCAAGAATGGCATTTGAGATTACATCACTTACTTTAGATCAAACACAAAAATTAGCAAAAAGAACTAAGATTGTAGAAACACATGCCTCGGATGTAACAAAGAAAAAAACAATTAAACAATTTACTTCCTATGACATAGGAATGTCACTTTATATTATGTCGAAAAATCAAGATGATGGGTTACAAATAGTCGAACAGATACTCCCTTATTTTTCGCCAGAATATAATGTTACAATAACCCCTGTTGATGGATTTAATCATAAACAAGATGTTGCTATTATATTAGGTGGTGTACAAATAGATGATCAATACGAAGGTGAATTTACTGAACGAAGAGTATTAATATATCAACTAGATTTTACTATGAAAATGAAGTTCTACGGTCCTACTGGCGATCAGGGTATTATACGAGAAATTAATATTGACTTTAATGAGGATAGTGGTGGTGCTAATATTTTAGAGAATTTAGATATTACTATAACTCCATCCAATGCGGATGAAGATGATAATTATACTGTAGTAACCACAATAACATAATATGGAAAAGAAAGAAAGAATGGTTGCAAGTTTAGAAAAGAATTTGCCCACTATAAAACAGAATAGACCTATTCAAATAGACAAAGATGTCAAAGACGATTATGAATTTTCTCGTAAAACATATAAGGATTTAATTTATACAGGAACAAGATCAATGGATGTTCTATCTGAATTAGCAAGAGAATCAGAACATCCAAGAGCTTTTGAAGTATTATCACAAACAATAAAGAATATAAGTGATGTGACAAAAAACCTAATGGACCTTCAAAAGCAAAAGAAAGATTTGACAAAAGAAGAAACAGATGAAGCAAAGCGAGTGACAAATAATAATGTTTTTGTGGGTAGTACTACTGATTTACAAAGAATGTTATTAAGTAAGGATAATATTATAGATGCAGAGAGTCAAGAATAATGAATTTGGTTACCTAGGTAATCCAAATGTCAAAAGAGACGGTGTAGAAACTTCCTTTACAAAAGAAGAAGTTTTAGAATACCAAAGATGTATGCAAGATCCCGCATACTTTGCTCGTACATATATAAAAATTATTTCACTTGATGAAGGATTAGTTCCATTTGACTTATATCCATATCAAGAGAAAATGTTTAATCATTTTAAAGAAAATAGATTTAGTATTGTTCTTGCATGTCGACAAAGCGGTAAATCAATTTCTTCTGTTGTATATCTTTTATGGTTTGCTGTATTTCATCCAGAAAAAACAATTGCAATATTAGCAAATAAGGGTGCGGTTGCAAGAGAGATGCTAGCAAGAATAACGCTTGCATTAGAGAATCTTCCATTCTTTTTACAGCCAGGATGTAAAGCATTAAATAAAGGAAGTATAGAGTTTAGTAATAATAGTAAGATAATAGCATCGGCTACATCAGGTAATTCTATTCGTGGTCTTTCTATTAATTTACTTTTTCTTGATGAGTTTGCATTTGTAGAAAACGATGCACAGTTTTATACTTCTACTTATCCTGTAGTATCTGCTGGTAAAGATACACAGATTGTAATTACATCAACAGCAAATGGTATTGGTAATGTATATCATAAATTATGGGAAGGTGCATCTCAAGGAACAAATGAGTTTAAACCATTTAGAGTCGATTGGTGGGATGTTCCAGGAAGAGATGAAAAGTGGAAACAAGAGACAATAAATAATACTTCTGAATTACAATTTGAGCAGGAGTTTGGTAATACATTTCATGGTAGAGGAAATACTTTAATTAGTGCTAATCATTTATTAGCTCAACAAAGTAGAGATCCAGAGTTTTATAAAGAGAATGTATTCATATATAAACAACCTATAGAAGAACATGAATATGTCATGACAGTTGATGTTTCAAAGGGAAGATCACAGGATTATAGTACATTTACTATTATTGATGTAACTGAAAAACCTTTTGAACAAGTAGCAACATTTAGAGATAATAATATTTCTCCAATGTTATTACCAGATATAATATACAAATATGCAAAAACTTATAATAATGCATATGTTGTAATTGAAAGTAATGATCAGGGTGCTGTTGTTTGTAATGGTTTATATTATGATTTAGAATATGAGAATATGTTTGTAGAGTCAAGTATTAAGGCAAATGCTCTTGGTGCGACAATGACAAGAAGAGTTAAGCGTATTGGATGTTCAAGTATAAAAGACTTAATAGAACAAAACAAGCTTAAAATATATGATGCACAAACCATAATTGAAATGAGTACCTTTGTTAGTAGAGGAAATACCTTTCAGGCAATTGCGCCAAATCATGATGACTTAATGATGAACTTAGTATTATTTGCTTGGTTCACAACAACTGATGTCTTTCAATCATTAACTAATATTGATATGAAAGATATGTTATATAAAGAAAGATTAAAGGCTATACAAGATGATATGCTACCATTTGGATTTGTAGAAAGTGGTAGTTATGAAAAAGATAAATATACAAAAGATGCAGACGGAAATGTCTGGTTAGAGGTACCATGGAACGGTTCACAGAATATTTAACAGAAGATAAAGAAAAAGAAATACCAATGAAAAAAATTCATGTGGTAATCCTTGGCTTGGGAGATGAGGAAGGCACATTTGCTGATCATATGCAAGAGCTTGTATCTAAATATAGTATGAAAAGTACTATGGTCGATGTTGATGAAGCTTTTATTGCATCTAAGGATGTTGAAATTGGAGAGGTAACTATTCATAATATTGATGGTAAAGATAAAGAAGTTACCATTCAAGTAGATAATTCTTTAGTGTTTGTAAGAGCTGGAGCAATTAAAACTCTTACCGCGCAATCATTAGTGTCATCATTACAAACAATTGGATTCTTTCTTGTAAACGATTTAGAAACAATGTTATTATGTGACAATAAAATGTCAAATATTATTGCACTCGAAAGAAATAATATTCCAGTCCCAAGAACATCAATTATTAATAATGTCAAATCAATAGAACAGGCTCATAAAAATATTGGTGGTAAATTTCCTGTTATTATAAAAACACTCAAAGGAACTCAAGGTGTGGGTGTTTCAAAGGTCAATGATATGGCATCTTTAATCTCAGTTGCTCAATCACTTTGGAAGTTTCATGCTGATTTATTAATACAAGAATATTTTGATCTTAAATCAGATATTCGTACACTTTTAGTAGATGGTAAAATTGTTGGAAGCGCTGAAAGAATTAAACAAAGCAAAAGTGAATTTAGAAATAATGTTCATTTAGGTGCTGATACTGTACCCTATACTCTTTCTAAACAAGAAAAAGAATTAGTAATAAATGCTGCAAGAGCAACTGGTGCTGCTTATTGTGGTGTTGATCATTGTAAAGTTGGAAAGGATTTTTATATATTAGAAGTCAATGGTTCACCAGGTATAAGATCTCATTTTATGGGATATGATTTAGAAAATGGTGAACCTACTAAGAAAGTAAGTGATAAACAAGTTTTAGATACTATATTAAATTGGTTTAGTTCAGAAAGAAGACGTAGGCCATTCATGAGAAAAGAGGTTGGTTATATTGAGAGTATAATATTAGATGGAATGGAAGATAATCCAATTCGTGCTAAATTTGATACAGGAAATTCGGCTTTTGCAACCATGCTTCATGTAGATAAAATGGAAGTCGATGGTAATAGTGTTAAATGGAAAAAGAATGGATATACCTTTGAAAGCGATATTATAGACATATCAGAACCAAATAGAGGTGGTGAACCATTTGATAAAAGGCCAGTAATCGAACATGGTGTAACCTTTAATAATAAAAAATATACAATAGAAATAGGGCTAACAGAGAAAGATACTGCTTCTGAAATGTTAGTCAATAGAAAAACAATGACACAATTTAGAGTATCGGTACATCCAGATAGATTATTTATTGTAAGTGATGTAGCATTACCTAATGATAATTATTCATATGATTGATGAAATACAGTATATTATAAATAATACTATTGAATATTCGTATTATGTGTAACTTATTAACTAACTCAATAAAATAGAGGACAAAGCGATGGCATTTCAAGTATCACCCGGCGTCGAAATTAAAGAAATCGATGCAACGAATGTAGTCCCAGCAGTTTCAACATCTATTGGTGGATTTGCAGGCTCATTCAATTGGGGTCCGGTTGAAGAAGTAGTAACAGTCAGTTCTGAAAATGAACTTGCTAGCACTTTTGGTAAACCAGACAACAATACCTTTAAATACTTTCTCGTAGCGGCGTCATTCTTAAAGTATGGAAACGCGCTGAAAGTAGTTCGAGTAGCCTCAGGTCACGACAACGCGACTGCAGATGGTTCCGGACAATTAATTAAGAATAGAGAAGACTACGTAAATAATTATGCTGATGGCAGTCTAAGTGTTGGTAATTGGGTCGCAAAATATCCAGGCGTTATTGGAAATAGCTTAAAAGTATCAATGATTACTCAGGGTATATCTAGCTTTAGTGGCTGGACATATGCTGGTAGTTTTGATGCAGCACCAGGTACATCTGACTATGCTTCAGATCTTGGTAAAACATCTGCAAACGATGAAATGCATATAGCAGTTATCGATGAAGATGGAGTTATTTCAGGAACACCAGGAACAGTGTTAGAAACATTTGCATTTGTTTCACAAGCTTCAGATGCAAAGAAGACTGACGGTACAACAAATTATTATAAAGATGTTATTAATAATAACTCTTCATATATTTGGTGGTCTGATCATGATACTTCACTTTCTGATGCTGGAGAAACTATTGCGGACAATACTTCATTTACAACTGTTAACACAGCAATTGAATCATCATTAAGTGGTGGTTCAGATGATAACGCTCCTACTGTTGGTGAGATTGCATTAGGTTATGATCTTTTAGAAGATGCAGAAACAGTTGATGTAAATCTTCTTTTTGCTGCTCCAGACGCTAATGGCGCTGAAGATATAGCAGAAGATTTAATTTCAATTGCTAATGCTAGAAAAGATTGTATGGCCTTTGTATCACCTCCAATAGAAGATACAGTTGGTACCTCATCACCAGCAGCTGATGTAAAAGCTTTTGCAGATGGTTTAACATCAACATCTTATGCTGCAGTTGATTCAACAGCTCTTTATGTATATGACAAATATAATGATGTATACAGATGGATTGGAGCTGCTGGTCATCATGCAGGATTATGTGCAAATGCAGATAACGTAGCTGATGCATGGTTCTCACCAGCAGGTGTTAACCGAGGACAACTATTAGGCGTTACTAAATTAGCATTTAACCCTAAGAAAGCTGACAGAGACACTCTTTATAAAGCAAGAGTTAATCCAATAGTATCAATGCCTGGACAAGGCACTATGCTTTTTGGTGACAAAACTTTATTAAGCAGACCTTCAGCATTCGATAGAATTAATGTTCGTAGACTATTCATCGTATTAGAAAAAGCTATTAGCACAGCAGCTAAAGCTTCACTATTCGAATTTAACGACGAATTTACAAGAGCTCAGTTCCGAAATCTAGTAGAACCATTCCTAAGGGATGTCAAAGGTAGAAGAGGAATTACTGATTTCTTAGTAGTTTGTGACGAGACTAATAACACAGGTCAAGTAATTGATGCAAATAGATTTGTAGCTGATATGTATATCAAACCAGCAAGATCTATTAACTTCATTACATTGAACTTCATAGCAACAAGAACCGGAGTAGAATTCTCCGAGATAGCAGGTTCATAGGAGGATTAAGACATGGCAATTTTAGGAGTAGATGATTTTAAATCAAAACTAGTAGGCGGTGGCGCAAGATCCAACCTATTCAAAGTAACTATGAACTATCCAAGTTATGCACAAGGTGATGTTGAATTAACATCATTTATGTGTAAAACAGCTCAAATGCCTTCATCAGTGATTGCACCTATCCCTGTACTTTTCAGAGGTAGACAATTACAAATAGCTGGTGACAGAACATTTGATCCATGGACAATCACTGTTATTAACGATGTTGGTTTCGAAGTTCGAAATGCAATGGAGCGTTGGATGAACGGCATCAATAGTCATAACGAAAATACCGGACTTTCAAATCCAAGTGACTATCAAGCTGACGCAATTGTAGAACAATTGAATAAAGCTGGTGAAGTGACAAAGAGATATGATTTTAGAGGATTATTCCCTACAAATATCTCTGAGATTGAAGTCAGTTATGACTCAGAAAACACAATCGAAGAATTTACTGTTGAGTTCCAGGTACAATACTGGGAATCTGACACAACTTCTTAAGGTATAAATAATATTAGA